GCTTGAAGATTTCTATATACCAGTTAGGGGTAATGATAGCGCAACTAAAATAGATACTACACCAGGTTTATCATATGATGGTATTCAAGATGTAGAATATTTAAGAGATAAGTTATTTGCTGCACTTAAAATTCCTAAAGCATTTTTAGGTTATGATGAAAATGTAGAAGGTAAAGCTACACTAGCAGCTGAAGATATAAGATTTGCTCGTACAATTGATAGAATTCAAAGAATTGTACTATCAGAATTAAATAAAATTGCATTAGTACATTTATATACTCAAGGTTATACAGCTGAAAATATGACTAATTTTGAGTTGTCAATGACTACTCCTTCAATTATATATGATCAAGAAAGAATTGAATTACTTAAATCAAAAGCTGAATTAGCTGGTACTTTATTAGAACAAGGTTTAGTACCATCAGATTGGATTTACCATAACATTTACCACTTTAGTGAAGATCAATATGATGAGTATAGAGATTTAGCTAGAGAGGATGCTAAACGTAAATTTAGATTAGCACAAATTGAGGCAGAAGGTAATGATCCTGTACAATCTGGTAAATCATATGGTACACCTCATGATTTAGCTTCATTATATGGTAAAGGAAGAATGTATTCTGATCCAGGTAATGTACCTGAACCTGAAAAATATAATAAGGATAATTTAGGTAGACCTGTAGATGGTATTACTAATAGAGGTAAACAAGAAAACAATTTTGGTAAAGATCCACTAGGGGTTAAAAGAATGAAAGACACTGATAAAAATGAGGGTAGTAAACCTTTATCAGAATTTGAGAGTGCTAAAGTTACATATTTAAAAAATAAGGACATTTTTAAATCTTTAAATAAAAAGAAATTAATATTTGAAGAAGATAAAGATGATTCTACACTATTAGATGACTCTCAGTTGAAGAGTAAATAATTTGTACATATTTATAAATAAATATATTTTTAATGAAAATAAAACATTCCAAGTATAAGAACACTGGTATTTTATTTGAATTACTAGTTAGGCAAATAACTGCTGATACTTTAAAAGGTGGCGATTCACCCGCAATTGATATACTTAAATCTTACTTTGTAAACACAGAGTTAGGGCGTGAATATAAGTTATATGAATCTATAATGAAATCAAAAGTTATAACTGAAAGTAGAGCAAATGCTTTAGTTTCAACGGTTCTTGATAGTTCTAAAAAATTCAATAGAACAGTGCTAAAAAAGCAAAAGTATAATTTAATTAATGAAATAAAAAAACATTATAATTTAGAATCCTTTTTTGGTTCTAAAATAAAAAATTATAAAGAAATTGCTTCTGTTTATACTTTAATAGAAAGCTATAATAATAAAAAAGTAACTAATTTAGAACAAATTACTAATAATAAAGTTACTTTACTTGAATTTTTAACTAAACAACCAGTTCAAAAACCTGTTGACCCTATAATGGAGGAATTTTCAGGTTATGATAAGGACTTAAGACAATTAACTTACAGAGTACTATTAGAAAAATTTAATGATAAGTATGATAGTTTAAGTATTGAACAAAAAGAAATACTTAAAGAATTTATATATTCAGTAGATTCTACACCATCATTAAGAGATTTTTATAATGATAAAGTATCTATACTTCAAGAAATACTTGATTCGGAATCTAATAACATTAAAGATACAGCTACTAAAATTAAAATAACAGAAGTAGCAAAATTGCTAACTAAATTAGGTAAAAATGATAAAGTAGATAGTGATAATTTAGTTGATTTGTTGCAGTATTATGAACTAGTTAAAGAAATTCAAGTAGCAAATGGCAAAGTACAAGTTTAAACTTTCTGAAATGTCAAAAAAAGGCTCGCCTAAGCAAGCCGAAGAAGAATTTGACTCTCCCTATGAAACATTAAAGGTTGGTAAAGTATCATTTAGTGATGATGGTACATCTAAATCTACTATAACTAATATTGATCCTGAAACTGGTGCTGTTTCTTGGAGAATTGATCAATTACCTGGTTTTGATAAATTATATGATGAAATTGATGATTTAGTTGATGTAGCTAAAAGAGTTTATGTTAAAACTAAAGATGATAAGAAATTTAGAGAATTTTATGATGAAATTAGAGTTATAAGAAATAAAATAAGAACCCACCTTAGAAACGAATACCCGGATCAATATAAAAGAATTACTAGAATTGGGGAGTCTGAATTAAATGAAATGATAGATTTAGTTCATGTAATGGAACCTGACGGTTCATTATATGGTACTGGTCAGATAGTAGGTGTTGAAAAAGATAAAACTATAGTTAGATTTGATGGAGAAACAGTAAAAAGATTTCCTAGTGATAGAGTAGTTCCAGTACAAGAAGAAGAAGTGGATGAAGTATCATTATCTGGGGCAGCTGGTTCTTACTTAACACCTTATGCTTTTAGAAAAAAAGGACAAAAACCTAATGATATTGTATATAAAGAATTGGGTTATAAAGTAGTTAAAGAAAATTATAGAGGTGTTGAGTTTGAAGATTACATTGATGAATTAGAAAAAACAATGTATGTTGAAAGACAAAGTGGAGATAGAATTGTTATACACCCATTAGACAAACCAGATGTAAGGAGACCTGGAAGAGATTATATTGTAATAGATGGTAATAATGTAATAGCTGTTCAAGGATACAATTCAGGCCCAATATCTGTTTTAGCGGATAGATATGGTTTAGATGAAAAAGATTCTCGATTAACCCCTACAGGTAAAACAACTGCTACAGGAAGAATATCTTTATTATCCTCTAATATATTAAAAGATGCTATTAAAGCAATTGAAGATTCAAGAGACGCAGAAGCAAAAAGACAACAAGACTATTACTCTAGAAGAGGTCCAGTATCAGGAATTGGTAATTTAGATGAAGGAGATACTTATGAAAAAATGGCTGCTAAAGGTAAAAAAGCAGGTAATTTAAAACAAGGCACAGTAAGAAAAAGATTAAACATTCCTAAAGGAGAAAAAATTCCATTATCTAAAATAAATAAAGAAATTTCACGTATAAAGAAAATGGAAAATCCTAGTGAAAAAAATAAAAAATATTTAAAAGCTCTTAATTTAGCTAAAACTTTAAAAACAACTACTAATGTGAATGAATTAAACCAATCCTTTAGTATAGGTGATGAACTTACTTTAGATGATAGAAAAGGTAAAGTAGTTAAAGTTATGGATGATATGCTAAATGTTGATTTTGGTAATGGCGATGTATATGGTATTACTTTAAGTAGAATAAAGGGTGATAAAATATTCAAAGAAGCAAAAGATCCAGGTGCTACATTAGGTCCGGGCCCTAAAGCTGGTCCTGATGGAGTGGATGATAATTATTATGTAAAAGCATTTAAATACAAATTAGTACCAAAAAAGAACGGAACTTATGTACAAAAAGGTTCAGGACTTGAAGTTAAAAAACTTTTTTAATATGTATGAATATAGACTAGATGAACAAGAAGACAGTTTAGAACAATTTCAACAAAAAAGAATTGATGCTTTTGACGAAATTGAAGATAAATTAGATGATCTTAAAAAATTATTAAGACAAGCTAAAATCGCTACTGTTAAGTACTATAGACAAGATGAACCTAAGAGTTATTCTGTTGTTTACGGTACAGATTTAATTAAAGACTATATAAAAGACATTGAAACATTATTATTAGACAATTGATATGAAAACATTACAAGAACAGTATAATCTAATTAAAGAGGGGAAAGGTCATAAAGACGTATTTCTTAAAGAAGCAAAAAAGAAATTCCCTAATATGATTAATAAAGCAGCAACTTATGATCAAGCTGCATATATTTTGAAAAAAAGAAGTGTAATTAGTGAAAATTACATTGATGTTAAACCTATTAATACAATAGAGGGAACTCCAAAACAAAGTTGGGAAGAAAAATTTAGCCAATTTATTAATGAGGCAGGTGAAAAATCACTTAATCCTATTGTTAATAATGAGGAAAATTATAATAAGCAAGACGAAAATGTATCTGCTGATCCTAATTATAAATTTGATATAGAAAATGGTTCTTATGGTAGTTATAAAAACGTATCAGCTGGTGTAGAAAATATTGCTTCTCATAATTATGATTACTCACCTAAGGTTGATAATATTAATAATGTCAATGCTCAAGAATTACAAGTTGGAATTTACGCTGAAGTAAAATACAACCCAGAATTAACATTAGAGGAAGCTCAAGCTAAAGTAATTAAAAATTTAGCTAAGGATCCTTTATATTATGTTAAAGAAGGCCAATTTGGTGTTCAAGGTTTAGGTTATAAAGAACAAAAAACTGAAGAATCAACTGGTAAAACTTATGGTGGAAGTGGATTTAGTGATAAAGTAAAAGAATCTGATAATAACTGGCAAGTTGTTAAAGAATCTTATGTAGTATCTACCGGTAATCCTAATAGTTTAGCAGCTATGTCAGGTGAAGTAATTGGCAAAATGTTAGAAGAAGAAGGATTAGCACAAAAACCACAAACAGAAGCTGCGTTACAAGATTTTGAAACACAAGCTCCTATGCAAGCTCAACCAGTAGCTGAAAAGAAAAAAGATCATGATGGTGATGGAGATATAGATTCTGATGATTATTTAGCTGCTAGAGATAAAGCAATTAAAAAGGCAATGGGTAAAAAACCTAAAAAAGAATCTATTGAAACAAAATTAGCTGAAATAGGTAAAGCAGGTGATATAACAAAAATGGAAGCTCAATTAGAGTTTTTAACTAACCATATAGCGGAAAAACAAGAAAGAATAAGTTCAATTAATGAAGATGATAATTTAAAAGAATTAATTGACAAAAAGAAGATGAAAGACATGCAAAAAGAAATCAAGCTTTTAGAAAAAAGAAAAGACAAGATGGAAAAAATGTATGAAAAAATGTCTGGTAAGTCTTTCGCTATGCCTCAAGTAGTCGGAGAAGAGGAAAAAGAAGATAATGAGTAGAAAATTATTAATAGAAACTCACACTGTTAATATCTCTCCTACCCAAATAAATGAAAACGTAAGTAAGGAGAATGGAAACATTGTTGTTGAAGGTATCTTAGCTACTGCTGAAGTAAAAAACGGTAATGGCAGATATTATTCAAGACAATTATGGGAAAGAGAATTAGATAAATATAGTGAGTTAATCAAAGAAAGAAGAGCATTAGGTGAACTAGATCACCCTGAATCTTCTGTTGTAAACTTAAAAAATGTATCTCACGTTGTAACTGACTATAATTGGGACGGAGATAATGTAATGGGTAGAATAGAAATTTTACCTACCCCATCAGGAAATATCTTAAAAGAATTAATTAAAAACGGAGTAACAGTAGGTGTTTCTTCTAGAGGTATGGGTTCGTTAGAACCAATGGGAAATGTTATGGAAGTTCAAGATGATTTTGAATTATTATGTTGGGATTTTGTTTCTACACCTTCAAACCCAGGTTCATTTATGGGAGTACTTCAAGAAGGAAAAGAAACATTAAATTATGATTATACTAGAATTAATCAAATAGTAACTGAGATTCTTTGCTCTAAAGGATCTTGCCCAGTTCTTTAATTTTAATAAATATTCATATACGTATAACCGTAATACACCATCCCTTATATGGTGTTCATTAATGTATAATTATTCTATTACGCTTCATGAATAAGCGTATTTCACAAAACTAAATTTTGGGATTATGGCAACAAACAGAGATTTGCTAACAGAGGCAATTGCTGATGCTAAAGCCGTTAAGGAAACAGCTATCGCAAACGCCAAACTAGCTCTTGAAGAAGCCTTCACTCCACATTTGAAATCTATGTTAGCTGCAAAGCTAGAGGAAATGGACAAAGAAGACGACGTCAAAGAAGGGTACGGTAAAAAGTACGAAGAAGACGACGTAAAGAAAGAAGCCTATCACTCTAAAGACAAAGACAAAATGGATGAGGAAAAAGAAGAGGTAGATGAAATGGATGCCGTTAGTTTCAGAAGAAAGAATTCTCCATCATATAATTTTGACGCTGATGGTGGACCTGTAAACCCTGTACCTCATAAGGTAGGTAAGTCTACTATAGAAGAAGAAAAAGAAGAAATGGATGAAGAAATCGATCTTGATGAACTATTGGCTGAACTCGATGAAGCAAAAGAAGATGATCTATCTGATGCCGAAAAGAAAGAAATCGACAGAGAAGCAGATGCTATCCGTGACGACGCCGATCAAATCTCTAAATTAGCTAAAGACGCAGGGGAAGATGCTAAAGACATCAAAGACAAAGTTTCTGATGACAGAGCAATTGACGCTGTAAGAGATGACATGGATCAAATTTCTAAACTAGCAAAAGACGCTGGTGAAGATGCGAAAGATGTTAAAGTTTCTGAAGCAAAAGAAGATGACAAAGAAGATGTCAAAGAAGCAAAACACGAAGACGACAAAATGGAAGAAGCTATGAAAGCTGACGACAAAGAAGACGTTAAGGAAGATGCTAGAACTGATGCTGAAGAAGAAGGCTATTTAGACGGTATGAAAGACGAAAAAGAAGACATGGAAGATGATATGCGAGATGAAGAAATCGATCTTGAAGATATGTCAGAAGATGATCTTAAAGGATTTATCGAAGATGTCATAAAAGACATGGTTGTCGCTGGTGAAATTGAAGCCGGTGATGAATTTGTTGAGGACGAAGTAGACGTTGAAGATGTTGACGTTGAAGTCGAAATCGACGAAGCTAAAGAAGAAAAAGAGGATGTGAAAGAAGAAAAAGAAGAGATGGACGAAAGAAAATCTCGAGTTAAAGGTGAATACGGTGTCGGAAACGAAGATGGAGACAAAGATGACTCTAAAATCGAAAAAGAAACTGAAAGAATGAGATTCAAAGAAGCAATGGATGAAATCCAAGAGCTTAAAAAAGAATTGAATGAAGTTAACCTACTTAACGCTAAACTTCTTTATACAAACAAAATCTTCAAGGCTAAAAACTTAACTGAAAGTAAAAAAGTTAAGGTATTAAAAGCATTTGATAAAGCAAAGGATGTAAGACAAGCAAAAACTATTTTTGAAACATTATCTGATGGATTATTAGACAAGTCTAAATCTCCAGTTAATGAATCAATTAAAGGTGCTGCTAGTAGAGCAACAGGTGTTGAACCTAAAGCTTCTAAAAAACAACCTATTATTGAATCAAATGAAGTATATAACCGTATGCGACAGCTAGCCGGTTTAATTTAAAACTATAATTAACCTTTAAATTTAAGAAAATGAGCTTAAATCAATTATTAGAGAGCGCTAACCCATATCACTCAATGCAGAGTGACGCTGCTAAATTAGCAAGTAAATGGGAAAAGACAGGTCTATTAGAAGGTTTAGATGGTACTCACAAAAATAACATGGGTATTATCCTTGAAAACCAAGCTAAACAACTTGTCGTTGAGCAGAGTTCCACAGGTGGTGGTGCTGCTTCTTCTGGTACATTTAGTTCACAAACTGGTGTGAATATAGGTGGTCAGTGGGCTGGTGTGGCTCTTCCATTGGTAAGAAAAGTATTTGGACAAATTGCTGCTAAAGAATTTGTTTCTGTACAACCAATGAACTTGCCTTCTGGTCTAGTATTTTTCTTAGATTTCCAATATGGTAACAACAAAGCTCCTTTTTCTGTAGGTGATTCACTTTACGGAAATGCTAATGGAACTGTTGAAAACCCATTCGGAAATACTAATTCAGGTGGTTTATATGGTGCAGGTAGATTTTCATATTCTACTCAGTTAACAGCTTCAGGGCTAGTTGACGCAACTGTAACAACTGCCTCTTGGTCTGACTTAGACTTTGATTCTTCATACTCAGCTTCAGCTGTAGGTGGTGACTGGAGATTGTTATCAGTAGCAACTTCATCTATTCCTTTCGTTGACGCTTGGGCAGTAAAATCATTCCAAGTCTATACAGGATCAGGTGCAAACGCAATTCAAGTATCTGCATTTAGTAGATATGATAATGGCGAGCACATTAAATTCTTAGTATCAGCTTCAGATTTCGCAACTGGAGGTGGAACAAGAAAAGTTCAAATTTCTGCTTCACTACAACCTACTGATCAATACAGAGGTGACTTCGAAGCTGGAAACCCAAAACCAAACGCTAATAACAACGCTACTGGATCTAACTGTTGCCCAGCGCAAACAATTCCAGAAATCAATGTACAGATGAAATCATCTGCTATCGTTGCTAAAACTAAGAAGTTAAAAGCAGTTTGGACTCCTGAGTTCGCTCAAGACTTAAACGCTTACCATGCACTAGATGCTGAAGCAGAATTAACTTCAATCTTAAGTGAGTACATTTCATTAGAAATTGACTTAGAAATCTTAAGTATGTTAATCAACGCTGCTGCTGCTGGAACTGAAGTATGGTCTGCAGTTAACAACAGAGCAATCGACGCTTCAGGAGCGAGTGGTAATGGTACAGTTACTGACCTAGGATTCTATAATTCACAAGGACAGTGGTTCCAAACTTTAGGTACTAAAATCCAAAAGTTAAGTAACATTATCCACCAGAAAACTCTTAGAGGAGGAGCTAACTTCTTAGTATGTTCTCCAACTGTAGCTACTATCCTAGAAAGTATTCCAGGATTTGCAGCTGATTCAGATGGTGACGCAGCTAAAATGAGCTATGCTTTCGGTGTACAAAAAGTCGGCCAGTTAAACGGTAGATATAAAGTATACAAAAATCCATATATGACTACTAACGTAATCTTATTAGGATTTAGAGGAGGTCAATTCCTAGAAAGTGGTGCTGTATTTGCTCCATATATTCCGTTAATCATGACTCCACTAGTATATGATCCAGACACATTCGTGCCTAGAAAAGGATTATTAACTAGATACGCGAAGAAAATCGTGAGACCTGAGTTCTACGGAAAAATCGAAATCAACGGATTAAATACTCTTTAATCAATAGTTAACTTTGATTTATAAATTAGCCCCGCATTAGCGGGGCTTTTTTTTTATATTTATAATAATAAAACCATTTTTAATATTTATAACAAAATAATTTAATATGAATGTACCAATTTGGCCGGGTTCAAGTTCTTTTTCCTCAGGTTCAGGAGATACACCATTTGGATTTTATGATGGGCAAACGGATTTTGCAACTGATGCAGATAAAGTAGCTGATTTTTGTGCTAAAAGATTAGGTTACCCATTAGTTGATGTAGAATTACAATCAGGATCTTTTTATACTGCATTTGAAGAAGCAGTAACAACTTATGGTAACGAATTATATGCTTATAAAGTAAGAGATAACCAATTAACTTTAGAAGGTTTACCAACAAGTTCAGTTTTAACTCAATCATTAATAACACCTAGTTTTGAACCAATTGTTAGATTAACAGAAATGTATGGTGCTGAAGCAGGTTCAGGAGGAAATGTTCCTTGGTATTCAGGTTCATTTGTATTAACTTCAAGTGTACAAGATTATTCATTCCAAACTTTTATGACTCAAAGTAATATTACTGGTTCATTAGGTGAATTTGGAATTGAAGTAAAAAGAGTATTTTATCAGGGTGCGCCAGCAATTACTAGATATTATGATCCATATGCTGGTACTGGTTTTGGTTATCAAAATATGTTTGATTCATTTGGGTTTGGAGGTATGAGTCCTGCAATTAATTTCTTAATGATGCCCCTAAATTACGATATTCAAACAATTCAAGCTATTGAATTAAATGATATGGTAAGAAGATCTAATTATTCATTTGAAATACATAATGATAAATTAAGAATATTCCCAATACCAAACTTCTCTGATACTTGTGATGCAGATAATCCACCCCATAGAATTTGGTTTGAATATATTATTAGGTCTCAAAGAATTGAAAGTTCAATAAAAAATACTCCTACAAGAGTAACTAATGTTTCAAATGCTCCATATGCTAACCCAAATTACAATTATATTAATTCAATTGGTAGACAATGGATATTTGAGTATACTTTAGCTTTAGCAAAAGAAATGTTAGGGTATGTTAGAGGTAAATATGCAAGTATTCCAATACCTAACGCCGAAGTTAATCTAAACCAAGGTGATTTAATATCAGCAGCAACAGCAGAAAAAGTTGCTTTATTAGAAAGATTAAGAAACTATTTAGATGAAACTTCAAGACAAGCATTATTAAATCGTAGGGCATCAGAAGCAGAAGCCAAAATGACTGAGTTGCAACAGGTTCCTTACACAATTTATATAGGATAACATGGCAATGTTCACTACAGCTAGGGACATGTCTCTAGTAAGAAAACTTAATAGAGAACTAATGGGTAATATTATTACGCAGCAATGTTCAGTTTATCAATTTAAATTAGAAGAAACAAAAGTTAATTTATATGGTGAAGCAGATGCTGAAAAATATTACGATGGTCCCTTTATCTTTAATGTTCTTATAAATAGATCAAATGAAGAATATGCTGAAAATATTGAAGGTGTTCAATTTGGTCAACCTATTGAATTTTATTTCTTTAGAGATGATTTAAAAGATGCTGATGTATTATTAAGAGTTGGTGATATAATTTTATATCAAGAAAGATATTATGGTGTACAAAGTACAGTAGCAAACCAATATTGGGGAGGTAAAAATCCATCTTATCCTAATAATATTAATCCACTAAACCCAGGTTTAGAAAATTATGGTAATAATTTATCAGTATTAGTTTCTACTTACTACATACCTGCTGATAAAGTTGCTATATCACCTTATAAAGAAAGATTTTAATGGCAAGACCTAGAAAACCAATACCAAAAACTCAAAGACAATTAAGTTTAGAGCAACAAGAAGCCTTTAAAGGAATAGAAAATAGAGGCGATTCTGGTAATCCAAATTTATCTGATGGAAACTTTAATGCAAATGTTCAATCAACGGGCATTGAATTTAATAGATCCAAAGAAATGAGTTTTAAAGATGATGACACAAAACAATATTCAGTTGGTATTCAAGATATTGATGAGGCTGTTTTTTATTATTTTAGAAATGTAATTAAACCATTTGTAATCCAAAATGGTGATAGAAGAGAAGTACCTATAATTTATGGTGCTCCAGAAAGATGGAAATCATTTCAAAGAGATGGCTATTATAGAGATAAATCTAATGCAATTATGTTACCTATTATTGTAATTAAAAGAGATACAATAACAAAGGATAGAACTGTTGCAAATAAATTAGATGCTAATTCCCCAAATTTAAGTGGAGTTTGGCAATCAAAATTTAGCTCTGATAATTTTTATGATAACTTTTCTACTTTAAATAATAGAAAACCTGTAAAAACTTTTTATGCTGTTGCTCAACCAGATTATGTAACAATGGAATATAGTTGTTTAATTCAAACTTACTATATGTCTCAACTAAATAAAATTATTGAAGCTTGTGAATACGCTTCTGATGCCTATTGGGGTGATCCAAGTAAATTTAAATTTAGAGCATTTATTGATTCATTTACTACAGCAACAGAATTAGTTCAAAATCAAGATAGATTAGTTAAAGGTACTTTTGGTATAAGATTAAGAGGATATATTATACCAAATACAATTCAAAAAGAATTAAAATCATTAAAAAAGTATAATTCAAGAGCAAAAATTACTATAACAAATGAAGTTGTTCGTGATATGAGGGACATAAATCCACTTAGAGATCCAACAACAGATGGTAGAAAAAGAAATTAATTTTTAGGGCATTTTGATATATTTATAACCAAATATAAAATTATGTCCAATAAGTTGTCTCAAGAAGAAGTTGCAAAACTAAAAAGTTACCAATTGCAAAATACTGAAATAGCATTAGCATTAGGTAATATTGAAATTCGAGAATACGAATTAAAAAAACAAAAAGAGGAAGTATTTAAAAAATATGAAACTCTACAAAAAGAACAAGTTGCTACAGCCGGGGAATTAGAAAAAAAATACGGTAGTGGTAATATAGATTTAGAAACAGGAGAAATAAGTTCAATAGAATAATTTTTTGAAATAATTTCTCATATTTATAATAAAATAATATTTAAATTTTTAATATAAAGAAATGGCAGAAACATTAATATCTCCAGGTGTATTAGCAAGAGAAAATGATCAATCATTTATTCAGCAAAGCCCCGTCGAATTTGGTGCCGCTATTATAGGTCCAGCTGTAAAAGGACCAGTTAGAATTCCTACTTTAGTCACTTCATTTAGTGAGTATCAAGCTTTATTTGGTACAACTGTAGAAAGTGCTTCTAGAGAATATGGATATTTAACTTCTACTGCAGCTAATAACTATTTTAGACAAGGAGGCACATCATTATTAGTAACAAGAGTTGTACATGGTGATTTTACTTCAGCATTTACTTCTGGTAGTATAACTTCAGGAGGAAATACAGACGGAAGTAAAAATTCAGGTATCATGAACGCAGCTTCTTCAGAATCATTCCAATTACAAACAATATCACAAGGAACGATAATGAACAATTACCAAGCAACAGATAGTGCTAACGGTACATTAGATTCAGGTTCAGTTGATAATGTAAGATGGGAAATTTCAGGTGTAAATTCAGCATCAGGTACTTTCTCATTAATTATTAGACAAGGAAATGATACAAACAATCAGAAATCAGTATTAGAAACTTATAACGATTTATCCTTAGATCCATTTTCTGCCAATTATATTTCAAAGGTAATCGGAGACCAAGTATTTAATATAAGACAAGATGGTTCAGATTTCTATGTACAAGCTTCAGGTAGCTATGTTAATAAGAGTAAATATGTATCTGTAAAACAAGTAAATCACCCAACACCTAATTTCTTTGATAATAATGGTGTAGCATCAAGTGGATCATTTGATGGTGTTTTAACTGCGTATACTAAATTTATACCAGTAGCTAGTTCAGGTTCATTTACAGGAGCAGTTGGAGACAATGTTCAAGCAGCTACCTCACCAATGAAATTTAATCAAGATATTTCAAATACAAATATCCAAGGACTTACTCCTACAGATTATTCATCTTCAATATCATTATTAAATAATAAAGATGATTATAACTTTAATGTAATAGTAGCTCCAGGATTAATTGCAGATTCAACTTTTGCAGCTCATATAACTCAAGTTAATTCTTTAGTTTCACTAGCTGAAAATAGACAAGATTGTATAGCAGTAATTGATGTATCAAAATATGGTAGTACAGTAAGTGCTACAACAAATAGTGTTTCAGCATTTGATTCAAGTTATGCTGCAACATATTGGCCTTGGCTACAAGCTGTTGATCCAACAAGTGGACAAACAACTTGGTCGCCAGCTTCTGCGTTTATACCAGGTGTATATTCATTTACTGATTCTTCATCTGAACCATGGTTCGCACCAGCAGGTTTAATTAGAGGTGCGCTAGGAAACGTAATTAGAGCAGAAAGAAAATTAACTTCAGGTAATAGAGATACTTTATATAGTGCAAATGTAAACCCAATAGCTACTTTCCCAGGAAGAGGAGTTGTAGTATTTGGTCAGAAAACACTACAAGTTAGAGCAAGTGCTTTAGATAGAGTAAATGTAAGAAGATTATTAATTACATTAAAGAGCTTTATTACTCAAGTAGCTGATAATTTAGTATTTGAACAAAATACAATTTCTACAAGAAATAACTTCTTAAGCCAAGTAAATCCGTACTTAGAATCAGTACAACAAAGACAAGGATTATACGCTTTTAAAGTTGTGATGAATGAGACTAACAACACACCAGATGTAGTTGATAGAAATGAGTTAGTTGGTGCTATTTATTTACAGCCAACTAAAACAGCTGAATTTATAATATTGGATTTCAATGTATTACCTACGGGAGTTGAATTTCCAGCATAAGAATTAAAAAACAGAATATTTATAATAAAGAATAAATAATTAAATAAAATGGCAGTATTAGACCCAAACGAAATATTTTACACAGCTTTTGAGCCAAAGCAACAAAATAGATTTATCTTATACGTTGATGGAATACCTTCTTACCAAGTTAAGGGAGTAGGAGCTGTATCATTAACTCAAGGAACAGTTCAATTGAACCATATTAACGTAGCAAGATACGTGAAAGGAAAAACTCTTTGGAATACAATTTCATTGACACTTTTCGATCCAATCACACCGTCAGGAGCTCAAGCGGTAATGGAATGGGTTAGATTGCATCACGAATCAGTAACTGGTAGAGATGGTTATAGTGATTTCTATAAAAAAGATCTTACTTTCAATGTATTAGGACCAGTAGGTGATATAGTTTCTGAATGGATTATTAAAGGAGCATTAATTACTGAAGCAGGATTCGGTGATTATAGCTGGGATAATGAAAACGCAGCTCAGGAATTATCATTAACAGTACAACCTGATTATTGTATCTTAAACTTCTAATACAAGTTTAAAGAAATATTAAAAATAGCTTGGCTTTGCCAAGCTTTTTTTTTATATTGATATGTATTAACAAACGTTATTAAATAAAGACTATGGCAGAATTTAAATTCCCCACAGAAGAGATAGAACTACCTTCTAAAGGTTTAGTATATCCAAAAGACAACCCATTATCTTCAGGTAAAGTAGAAATAAAATATATGACTGCTAAGGAAGAGGATATTTTAACTAACCAATCTTATATTCAAAAAGGTGTAGTTTTAGATAAATTATTAGAATCTGTATTAGTAAGCAAAATTAATATAAAAGATTTAATTATTGGTGATAAAAATGCACTATTAATAGCTACTAGAATTTTAGGTTATGGAAAAGATTATAAATTTGTATATGAGGGAGAAGAAAAATCCGTTGATTTAACAAAACTTGAAAATAAACCTTTTAATGAAAGTTTAATTACTCCTGGTACTAACGAATTTGAATATACTTTACCACATACAAAAACTCCTATTAAATTTAAAATTTTAACTGGAGGTGATGAAGGTAAAGTTAATCGAGAACTTGATGGTCTTAAAAAAATAAATAAAAATATTAACCCATTATTATCAACTAGATTAAAATATATGATTACCGAAGTTAACGGTGAGACAGATAATAAAGCAATTAGAGAATTTGTTGATAATTATTTATTGGCTCGTGATTCCAAAGATTTAAGGAATTATGTGAAAGAAATCCAACCTGATGTTGATCTTACAGTTGAGTTGGAGGACGGAGAGGAGGTAAATGTGCCAATAGGGCTTAACTTTTTTTGGCCTGACCTCTAAAACAGCACCCCAAATAAGAAAAAATTTATTTCAACAAATTCATTCTTTAGTATTTCATGGTAAAGGTGGTTATGATTATGGTACCATTTATACTATGCCTATATGGTTAAGAAAATTCACTTTCAGAGAAATTCAAGACCATTTTGACAAAGAAAAAAAGGCTTATGAAAATGCTAAAAAAGGAAAAAATACTACAAATTTAGTTGAACCTGGAGGTAAAGTAAATACCCCAGAATTTTTAGCACAATCCAAAAAATATAAAGGTAAAACAAATTATAAATAATAATATTTATAATAAAATATCTTTATGGCATCCGCAAAGGAAGTACAATTACAGAAGGAATTAAACGCAGAAAAACAACGTTCACAACAATTAGAAAGATTAATTGGTGTAGAACGTCAAAATTCTCTTGATATTTCCTATTCCTTATTAGAAACACTTAAAGAAACTTTAGGTATTCAAAGTAAATCTTCTCAACAAGATAAGGATGTACTTAAAATAAATAAGCAGATAAATAGAGCTGTTGTTGATAGACAAGGTTCTTACCAAAGTATTTCTAGTCTTCAAAAAGATATACAAAAAAGC